TAACCTTGAAAATATTGATTGGGCCTAGCTTAGGCCCAATTTTTATATCTTAAATTACTTCCGATAAATTATCGTTATCGGAAGTAATAGATACTTTTGTGTTCTATCAGTTCCTCTAAACGATTGCCAATGGCTTTCCCATACACACTACGAATTAGATTAGTTGAGCTGTGCCCTAGTTGGGCTTGTAGGTTCTTTTCGCTAACTCCTGAGGCTAAACTGTGGCTTGTATAGTTAAGTCTAGCGTGATGAGGAGTTAAGAGAAATGGCAGTCCTAGTGCCTCTGTAGCTTTCTTAAAGATATTCTTTATGGCTACTCTTGATACTGGTTGATCACTACAGCGTTTCGATTGGGCTACATAAGAGTTCTTTGGGAAGCCTACAGCTGACCACTGGTGGAATAAGAGCTCTATAGTGTCTCTATCGGTAACTATTACGTCTCGTATACTTGTCGCTGTCTTAGGCTCGTGTAGAGTTCCCATATGTTCATCAAATGTTTTTGTTATCTTTAGTACGACATAAGAGCACTGGTGGTATTCCCTTTGAGGAACTAAGGTGTGTTCTTTAGTGTACCAAAGGACATCGCACCACTGGAGTGCTAGTGCTTCCCCTATTCGTAGTCCTGAGTTAAACAGTAGTCGAATAAAGTAGTGCCAGTAGTTAGGCTTCAGGTAGTCGAATAGCTGGGCTACTTGCTCTCTTGTGAGTGCTTGTTTAGATCTTGTAACGTGTGCCTTTGGTGGCTTCCTTAGCTGTGTAGAGAAGTCCTTAGGGGTTAGCTCATCGTAGTAGAGCTCCTTTAGTGTTCTCTTAAGCAGTGCTATACAGACCTTTTGTGATGTCTTTAGTGTATTGATGAAATGTTGTAACTGTAGTCGTGTTAAGTCCTCTACTTTTGTGTCTCTAAAGAATGGTATAAAGTGCTTCTTAATGAGGGCTCTATAGGTTCTTAGGGTGCTATAAGAGTACTCACTTTCTTTATACTTTAACCATTCATTAATGTATTCTAAATATGTCATTAAGTTCACCTCTTTAGAATACCTAAAGAGTACTTTACTACTCCTTAAGTATATCATTAAAGGTGTATGGTTCGGAAGTAATTAAGAGTATCTAATAGTATTCTTATAGAGTTCCTTTAGTTTGCTAAACTTCGTTAGTTAAAACTAAAAAATCTATAAGTTCTTATTGCTGTCTTAAGAGTTAAAAACTAAATTAAGTTCTAAATAAGCCTATTAGTTTTACTTGAGAAACCATTGACATAGATGTCTCAAGTTGTCTAATAGATAGACTTTAGTTAAAACTAAAGAGAGCTAGAAGATACTCTTCTATCTCGTGGGTACATTGAGAAATAATCATAAGAGTATTACAATAAGTTATACATAGGAGAACTTTAGAGTGCTATAAGAGATACTTAAGAGGGGTTCTTAAGAGTGCTTATAGAGGGACTAAAGAGTTCCTATAGTACTCTTATTTATTTCTGTCTTTAATAAGCCACCAGCCTCTATGGCGATTTTTGTTGAGCGTGTGTAGAGGCTCATGTCATTCCTTAGGTATAAATACCTTAGACAATCTCTAGGCGACAAAATAAACCTCTGTACACGCTTAACACAGCCACAAAAACCCTAAAGAAATCGTTCTGACTTCCTTAGGGTTAGTGGTTAGTAGTTCTTAAGCATATTATAGGTGCTTATCCTTTTAGCTTCTGAGCGTCCCATTGGTCGCATTTGGTTTGTTTCATCTCTGTAGAATATCCCTTTGTCAGGATTAAGCCATTGCTCTAGTTTAGCTTCTATCTGTTCCTGCATACCAATTTCTTCATCTCTATCCATGACTGCTAACCAGTAGGCTACTGCCATACATAAAGCGTCTAAGCGGTCATCATGAGCCAGTGCTCCTCTGTCTCTGCTTAAGCGTGTCATTTGGTAAATTAAAGAGTAAGCAGGAGCGTTCTCATAGACTTGGTAGTCATCAAGGATAACCTGCTTATGAATAATTAATTTGTGTCTCATCATGACTGGCTCTAGGGTATCAATGATACGAGCCTCTTTCTGAGCATAGTTCTTTACTTCAGTAACGCTACAAGGGTGTATATCATTAAGTACTGGTTTAAAGAGCTGTGAAAACATACCATCACCAAAGTTGCCCTCTACGACAATCTCATTAACTCCATAGATTTTAGCTTTATTAGCCAGTTGTCGGAGTGTGCTATCATTATAGCCCTCTCTAGTGCCACCTACTTCTAAGACAAATAAGTAGCCATTGAGATACTTAACGACTGCATAAGATGTCTCATCTTTACCTCTACCTGATGGGTCGACTGCCATTACTGTACCTGTGTACTCAAAGACTTCATTAGAGCGTCCTTGAGGCTCATAAAAGTAGTCGCCCTTAAGTGCTACGCAAGGTAAATCATTAATGCGGAGTTGTCTGTCATTACTCCAGTACCACTTGAGATTAGCTTCATCAAGCGACAAGTTAGCAATCATCAAGTCCTGTACTTTCAATGGGTACTTCTCTTGGTCGCTTAGGTTAGTGTTAAGCATAAACTGTAGTGCAAAGCCAGCTTTACCATAAGACAATCTACGCTTATAAATTTCTTCCTCATCAAATCGTCTAGGATCTGTAGGCTTTCCAGCGTAGAGCTCAGGGTTATTGTCGTACTTGTCAGCTATAATCTTTGCTAATCGGTCTCCATAGAACTCTCTTTCAGATAAGCTCTCAGGATACAATACAGTCCATATGCGACAACGATAGCCACGCTGTTGCAGCTCATTGTACAAACTCATTTCGTTCTGAGGAGTACCTAGGTATACGATTTGTCCCTTAGGTTTAATGATAGCGTCAAACTCCTTAACAGCTTCATTTAGCTTGTCTCGTTGTGTCTGAGTGCCACTATTGTTAGCTACTTCAACGTCATCGGCAATAAGTAGGTCTGCACGACTACCTGTCAACTGCCCTGATATACCTACAGATTTAATACTAGGAGAAATATCAGGTACGGCAGGGCCGACATCAAATAAGTTCTGTTGGTCTCGTTGGTCAGGTCTAGCCTTTAAGTGAGCTAAGAATGGTAGTGTATAGATAATTCGTTTGATAAAGATAGCGTTAGCGTCCGCTCTATCTTTGGAAGCTGAGACAATCTCTACTTTCTTCTGAGGGTCTCTCCAAAGTGTCCATACAGCGTATGCACAGGTGATGAATGATTTAGCTACACCACGGAAGCCCTCAATAATAAAGCGGTCGTTTGGAAGGTTCTGAAGGGTATGAGCTATGTCGTACTGAATTGGTGTAGGGTCAGGTAGACTAATCATCTTCCATACCATATAGATGAATACTCTAAAGTCCTCTTTAGCTTTCGCTATCTGTTCTTCAGTCCACTCCATTAGTGATCACCATAGTGTTCTTCCATGAGTTTCGGTGGGTCAAACACTGGAATTTCATGTGTCTCCTGCTTGACTGCAATAGCTAATTCAGGAGTTGTTTCCAATTTATTGTCTCGAAGGAAGCGTCTAACTTTCTCAAGGAAGGAAGGGTTACGTCTCACTTCAGGGTCTTGCAAGCCTTCAAGTAATGCGTCTACTTCAAGCTCTGCTAATTGGTCTAAGATTTCAGGTTTAATATTCATTTATTCTCCTTTCTTGCGTGTTGCATTAAGGTCTAATTTGTTTACTTTGGTTACACCTTTAGGTGTCTTTCCCATTCTGTAGTCCCATAAAGGGCAGTCCTCGGAAGGGCAGTTGTCGACTTCTTTAGTGTCGTTACAACAACAATCTAAACATTTAGCTCTGATAGCTTTCATTTGTGTTCTAATTACTTTAGCCATAAGTTCTCCTTAGGAATAATAAAAAGCCCCCTACGGAAGTTCCATAGAGGGCTATTGGTTAGAACCAACCAGTAGCGGTTAGTGTAGTTCTTTTCATATGTTCTTTTTGACTGTAAAGGTCAGCCTTTAGGTCTACGTCAAACTTAGGTGTTTGGTACGACAATCTAGCTCCTGCTGTAATTGCCTTATCATTGTTAAAGTCTGTCTCGACATAAATGCCTTTTTTAAAGCGTGGCTGTTCAGGTACAGTTAAGTCTAGTACTGCTTCATGTACTTCAGTTACGACTAGCTTACCATTGTCTAGCTTATGTTCTTCCTTTACGTTGTCTGTAGCTATCTCATGTCGCTTACCATTAACATTGACTACAATAGGCTCCTGCTTAGTCGTGAATTGTACATCGGTATCTTCACGCACTCCTGTAATAGGATCTACAGTCTTTGGTAGGTACTCAAAAGTAGTTGTTTGTTTTCTTTCATGTTCTACATGGATAGGAGCCTTTGGTGTGTATGTGGGCTCTACAGGAGCTTCATGAGTGCTAAATTTATAAGCAAGTACTGCTACAATTACGACAAAGACAAGTGGTATTATTACCTTTAGCCAGTTCTTAATTGTGTGTTTGTTCGGTGTTCCACTCATTAATGTATTCCCTCACTCTCTGTCTAATTTGCCAACCCAAACCATACAAGTCCCATCTCATGTCAGGGTCATCGTCATGTAAGCCATAGCCATCAAAGTCAGCAACTTCTGCGTGAGTCCATACATTACCTTCAGGGTAAATGCCAATCTCTACGCATAGCTTAGCAACAACTTTAGCCATCATATCTAATTGGTCTTGTGTAGGTGGCTCTGAGCCATAATCAATGTCTCCAGTATCAGCATTTATAGATGCCTTGTAGCAACAGCATAAAGTAATACCAATAGCTCTACTATTACGTCTCCATGTGTGAGCTTTTAAGTCCATAAAGCTATCCATGTCAGTATACATAGTCCCATTAGCGTCAATATTTAAGTGGTAGCTCCCAAAGGGCTGTCCATAATGACCGCCTGTCCAGTGCAAATAAATTTTGTCGATTGCTCCTCTAGCAGGGACTGTATAGTCCGACAATTCTTCAAACTTAATCTCTCTCATCAGTTCTCCTTTCGATTTCTGTAGATACTTTCTTAGGCAACTCTGCTATTTTGTCGCCATCTACTCTGTAATTAACTCCAATCTTACTAAGTCCTGCTTCAAGTACTCTGTCGAATAATTGACTGCGTTCATAACCTGCTTCTTTAAGGTTCTCTGCGATACTGAAGAGTTCTGCAAAGATTATCCCTACATATAACAAAAGAGATACAATTTTACCGATGTGGAAGCCTTGTATCTCATATTGAGGGAATAGCAGGTATATAAAGACTGCTAAAAATATGACTGTGGAATAAGCGACAAATTTAATCATGATATTCCACTTGTATTTTTTACTTTCTAAATAGCCTGTTTCCCATGCTCTAAAGAAAACTGCTCTAAATAAATTACATACTGTTGGATCATACTCCTTGTCTTTACAATAGCGAATAGCAATAGCTGTCCACTTTGTGAGTGTGTCGATAAAGACAATTATGATTACGAGAAGAAGTGCTAGAAGAGCGTCCCCTAGCACTTGAGATGGTATTATCAATATTTACTCCTTTCTTATTGTGGTCTAAGTTCCTTACCACCATACAAGCGTACAGTACCATTAAGGGAAGTCTGTACACGCCCCCAAGATCTCCAACGTGGTGTACCATAAAACCTGTAGTAGACTTCACCATTGTTAGTATAGAAGTATTGCTCAATGAATTGACCATTACCATAATTTACTACTTTAAGGAAGCCATCAGGAATAGTTACACTCCATGGTGTCTGTGCAGGTGCGTTAGCTCCGCCTGCTACTTTAATTTGGTATACTCCAGTGTTAGTGAATGTATTCCAGTCAGTAGCTGTAGAGACAACTGTGAAGTGTGCTTGTGGTGCTGTAGCTCCACCACCGCCACCTGTAGGTATCTCAGATTTCTTTGCATAGGTAGTCTCAGCGTCTGCTTTAGACAAATAAGTAGTACTTGCTTCATCTTTAGGTAAAAGTGTAGCTAAGCTAGTAGTATCAGCTTTACTGTTTACTTTTGTCTCTAACTCAGTGAGCTTACCTTCAGTTGTCGCTTTGTCTGCTTTAGCTTCTGCCTGAGTTTTTACTTCAGTTATCTTACCTTCTAATTCTGTCTTAGCTTCAGATACTTTAGTGTCTACTGTTTCAGCGGTTAAGACATTTCTAAGGTCTTTCTCTGTAGCTACTCTGTAGGTTTGATTATCAGTTCTGTCAAAGTACTCAAAAGTCTTACCTACAAAGAGTGTTCTTGTGTCAGCCATACCAATCTCAAGATTATCCTTGTTAGTGATACGGAATACATGGTGAGAGCCCCCTTTACTATCCTTAGCCTGCAAAGAGACATTATTAGGAAGAATAAGAGCTCCTGTTAAGCTACCACCTGATAACTGTAGATAGCGTTCGTCAGCTTGTGTTTGGTTAAAGGTGTTACCTAAGGTATTCTTAATCTCAGTTAGTTTAGTGTCGACTTCAGATTTAAGATAAGCGTCCTTAGCAGTCAGAATGTTATAAATTCGACCATCGGATCTATCGTAGTTTTCTAAAGTTTTACCGACAAAGATTGTGCGTGTGTCCGCCATGCCAATCTCAAGGTTATTACCATTGGTAATTCTGAATACATGGTGAGCACTGCCTTTGCTATCTTTAGCTTGTACAGATATACCATTAGGAAGAATAATAGCTCCACTTACTTCTCCACCTGCTTTAGGGAAGTATGCTTCATCTGCTTTAGCTTTACTCAATATTGTCTCGCCAATATCAAGTTCGTTCAGTACTCTAGTAGTCTTATTTTTAGTTCTGTCGTATACCTCAAGGGTTTTACCGACAAAGATAAGTCTAGTATCAGCCATGCCAATCTCGAAGTTATCCTTATCAGTGATACGGAATAAGTGATGAGCACTGCCTTTAGTGTCTTTAGCTTGTAAGGATACATTGTTAGCTAAGATAGGTGCCCCAGTTAGGTTACCACCAGTTGTCTTTAAGAAGCTCGCTTCAAGCTGTTGAGTTGCTAAGGAGTTCTCAAAACTTTTCGATGGGTTGCCTATATAGATTTCTACTTTGTGTTTCTTGTTAGGTTGCATAATAAGCACTGCAAAGTAGAATTTACCTTTACGATACGCAATATCTTCAATTTCAAACTTAGGGTTAAACTCAATGATTTGCTTGAGTTGTCCGAATGGTGTGATTTCTACAAGGCTTCCTAGTGTAGCCGACATGACTGCACCATTAAGCATTAGAGCACCATTGTTGTTAAAGTCATTGTACTCATAGTCTATACGATAAGTCTTATAGAGCTTAAAGCTGTCTCCATAGAGGTTTACATCACGAAGTCTTTGGCTTCCTGATACTGGTACTATAGAAGCGTAAGTCCGTGTTATAGGATCATATGCAAGGTTAAATACACGCTCATTAAGAGTGATTGAGTTCTCAATCTGCATAGTATTAGCATTAAGCACGACAATATTATTTGAGTATGCTTTACCATTGGTAACATAGATTTTGTCTGTATGTTTGTTATAGGCAAGCGTATTGCAGTGCCCTAAGCGTTCCTCTGCGAACTCATATTTGGCTACTCGTTGCATTGTCTCAGCGTTAATCTCATAGATATGCTGTACAGTGCTATCACCATTAATACAAGCGATGACAAATACATCTTTCTTGTCGTTATATGTAAAGCCTTGTACTTGGTTGACTGGCTCGTCATATTGGAAGTCAGCTAGTTTAGCAATATTGTTAGCCCCTTGTAGCATTGGTGTCTCATTAGGATAAAATGGTTTGACATAAGTATATGTCCCATAGTCCATTACATCGGCTACACTATCGAAGCTCATGTGCTCTTGTATAACATAGTTACCTTTAGGAATTAGTAAGATTTTATCGCTAAGATTATCATTAGCTTTCTTAAAGGCTTTTGTATCATCTGTTACACCATCGCCTACAGCTCCAAACAGTTTTACTGAGACAATACTCTTAGACAATTCAGATAGAGAAGCATTTTCTGCAATGAATTTCTCCTTAAGTTCTTTTGTCTCATCTCGTATGAATTTTGTTTGTTGAGCCGTATCTAAAAGTTCTTCTGTAAGATGAGCTGTTTGTGTCTGTTGAATGTTCAAGTCCTTAGCAGTCATAATAGAGCTATCTTTCCAGTCAACTAAAGGAATAGTTGTAGTATCCCTATAGATATACAAAGGTTTTACCTCTGTAGGAGTTACGACAAATTCCACTGTGCGTCCATTCACTGTGTAGTCCTTGTCGTACTCTAATAGCTTCCCATCGACTTCTACCTTAACAAAGTCTCTTGCAAGGTAGTCGAAGCCGAAGTTATAGCTACGCTGTCCCACTACGGTCTTAGTGGTAAGTCGTGGTATCATGTATTATTGTCCTTTCATTTGTCTATATTCGTTGTATAAATTAGCTAACTCATCGTCGCTTAAGTCATCTGCATTACGTCCTTTAAGTGCCTCAGGTTTTTCAGCGTTTAGTCCATCTGTTAATTCTTTACGCTTCTTAGGATCTTTAAGTAGTTCCTGAATTGATGGTTGGTGTACTTGTGGCTGTGGTTTAGGTTGAGGTTGAGCCTGTGGCTGTACTTGAGGTTTAGCTACTGGAATACGTCTAGCGTTCTCCTCTTCAACTCGTTTAAAGTCTTGTTGCTCCTTATGAGCCATATCAGCCATACCTGTTAGGAATATTTGGATAGGCAAGTAGCGGTCAAGAGGATAAACAGCAGTCAAAGCATTTTGTCCTTTACCATTCTTTTGATTATCTTCAAGTGCTCCAATAGCTTCTAAGCCAGTGCGTGCACCATTGAATAATCTTATAGCACTCCCTAGTACTGCGAATTGCTTAGCTCTGTCAGCTATACTATCAATCAACTGTCCATCTTCAGTCCACTCAGGGCGGTCTACAGTAGTTCTAGCTGTGCTCCCTCGTCCGAAGATAAGTGAGCGTGCGTCATCCCCAAAGGATAGAGGAGACAAAATAGAGCTTCTTGTCAAACCAGCAGTGATGATATTGTCAGCTGTAAAGGTTTTGTCTAGGAACTTTTGTTTACGCTTCTCGTCATTACCATACATATACTCTGCTTGAGCTCTCATACGGATAGCCCATAGCATACCGCCTGAAAGAATGGTAGCAAGTGTTTGGATAGTATCCTCTCTTTGCCAGTGCTCCATAGCTCGCATTAAGTGGCTATTGAGTGCCATTCGTGAAAAGGCTTTAAATTGCATAAGAATTGGTAAGATATGTCCAGTTAATCTTGTGTTACCTGCACTAAAGTGAGGTTGTAAGATTGCGTCCATAGAGTGCTTATCAAGAAAAGCGTGGAACTTGATATAACTCATATTGTCATTCTTTTGCCATTCCCTTAAGCTCTTGCGTAGAGCTTTAGGATCGTTATGGTCTAAGTCCGACAAATAGTGTTTTACTGTAGCTTTAAACTCAGGTATGTTGTCTATACCTACACGCTTAAATGCTCGTTCACTAAAGAGGTTCTTTCTGAAAGTACTTGAGAACTCATCATTAGCCCAGTCAATCATATCAGGTACTAAGTCTGCCTTAATTGATTGGGTACTGTGGTTAGTGATTTGCTGTACTTGAGACAAAGTAGAAGTCAATCTTGCTCCTACACTTATGCCGTCATGTGTAGCTCCTAGTGCCTCCATATGCAAGCCTGCAATGTTATTCTCAAGGTAATTCCTGTCGGTTACTATTGGGTCAAACCAGTTGCTTTCCGACATATAAGTACCAATCTCCATCTTTCTAAAGTCTGCTAATTGCTTAGCTGTAACAAACTTAGAGTGTTTCAAGTCATGGATAAAGTCGTGTAAGCGTGGAATGAAATGAGTGAAAGCTCTAGCACCTACTTTAGATACAGCCCCTGCGTGTTCTGCTAAGGCTGACAAACCGAAGTTCATGCCATTCATTGCATAAGAAGCGTCTAATAGTACTTTCTGTAGTCTATCTATAGCTTGCTCAGGTTTAGGAATAACGTCCTCAAATATACGTGCACCAGTAATATGATGAAAAGCTCTATGGAAGTCCTCATAGCTCAACTGTGCCTCTTTGTCGCTAACATAGCCTAGCTGTACGGCTTGCTCTAGTTCGTTCTTGATTTTTGTATCAAAACGATGTGCTAGTGCTCCGACATCATCAACTCCTGTTACCTGCTTGATGGCTATTGCACCACTTGAGCGGTTAGAGACATAATTCATATGGTTCATGATATTAGTATCTCGTAGGTCTGTATCAAAACTAAAGAGGTCATTAAGAGCTTTCTCAGTAGTACCACCGCTTAACTTAAGTGGAACTGTTAAGCCAGTGTTCATTGGCAAGCGTCGTTTAAAGTAAGCAAGTCTTTTGTCGCCCTTAATGTCTTTCATTTCGCCATCGTCAAAGTGATGTTGTCCAGCTCTCATGATGTGATCTGCGTAGGCTTCTGCTTCAGTTCTTAAGTCAATGCCCTCGTCTAGTCTTTCCCTGTCTACAGCTCTCTCGATGTAGTGCACTAAGAAATTTCTTTTAGCTTCTTCATTAACGAATTTCTCCGACAATAAATTTAATTTGTCTTTAGATACTCGTCTGTAGAGCTCAGGGCTTCCATCGAAGTCCTCACTGACAAGTCCTGACTGCTTAAGGTTCTTTAAGTCCCAATCACGGAAGTCTTTAACGTGCTCTACAGCATTATTGATGGTTTCTCCATAATGAGATATATCTTTCCCATCTCTGTACTTTTCATGGTAAGCCTTGCTGACTACTTCATTAAATTCCTCTTTAGCGTGTTTAGGTGTAAACCATTGACGTCTAGGACGCTCAAAGTACCATTCCTTAAAGTCGTCCTCAAAGACTGCCATCTTGATTTTGTAGTCTTTCTGAACTACTTTCTTAGCAAGTTCAATAGGAATACCGATGTTATTCATGCGGTCTCTAGGGTCAAGTAACATTGTCTTAGCGAAGTGTCTCATAGTATCTGATGGGCTATTCGCTAGATGTCCGTAAGTAGTACCCATGATTTTGTTGAGTTCTGCTTTCTGCTTTATTTTGCCTTTGCTACCTAGAGCTCCTTGGGTTTCCATCATTACTTTTTCAGGGCTGGATACACCACCTTGTCCCATATATAAGTAATCGTCCTCAGGCTTAATTTCAGTCTTAATGAGTGCCTGTGCAGGCTTATCTGAGTGTCCAGTTGCTTCTAAAGGTATTTCATCGTCAGGCTTAAGTCCTACGTCTATAGAGCTCTCAGGAAGCTCAGGAATGTGTGAGACAAAGCCCTCGTCCATGAATGGTATTTCTTCATCATCTGCTAGTGGTATATAGAAGTTGTTATCTTCTGCGTTTACTGCATTAGCGATAACTGACGTGTTCGACAAATCTACATCATTGACTGATACTGAGCCGTCATTATGCTTAGTGATGTAAGGTCTTGATGTGTAGTCGTAAGTTTTCTCTAGTCGCCCATAGTAGTCCTTTAGACTTGCATAGTCCTTAAGTTTAGACTTGAGTTCGCTGTTAGACATTCCATAGAAGTCTCTAGCTTCTTTCCACTCATTACTTGTCTTATGGTGTAATAAGTGCTCAGCCCATTCACCTTTATTTGTATAGCCTTTGTCTTTCACAAAGTCAGCTTCACTAATCTTAGGTAAGACAATCTCATCTGCAACTTTAGTAGGTGCCTTAGGTACTGCTAAGTCAGAAGCCTGCATTAGTACTTGTTCTGTCTCAGCTTCTATTTGTCGTCCTAATCTATCCATTGCTGGTGTAGCACCTACAGCTGTCTTGTGGTCTCCTCCTACGGAATGGAAGTATCGTGCTCCTGCACCCATTCCAGCACCGAATAGGAATGCTGTAGTATAGTCAGGAGTATAACCGCCATACTGTTGAGCGACATATTGGTCTCCCATATTGATTAAGCCATTGGCAAGCCCTAGCTCAGCCATTTGGAATACTTTATTAGCTCCTAAGTTGGCTAGTGTTCGTGTGCCTAAGCGTGCTATCATTTTACCGATGAGTGCTTCTTGCCCTACTGCTGGTATGAAGTTAAGAGGGTCTGCCACTGTACCTAAAATACCACCGATACTCTTTAAGCCGTATCCAGCTTTCTCTACTCTTTCTTGTCTAGCAAAGTCATCTCGCTTTTGCTGGATAAGAGCCCCTAGTTGAGCTTGAGACTTAGCATTTGCAAGTAAGAAATGTCTTGTCTCAAGGTCATTAGGGAAGTATTTGTCGATTGCCTTTAGGTCGTTTTCATTAGGTGTCCAGTTGTTGTCTGCTGGTTTAAACCCATTGGCTTCTGCTAAGTTATAACCTGTGCGAAGTAATGCGACGGAACCATTGTTATACCACTCATTCAAGAAGCTATCTTTAGCTTGCTTCCAGAAGCCACCTGTATTTGTGTCGGCTAGTGGCTCAAAGACATCATCTGAGAAGTCATATACTCGTGGTCCTACACCTTTCTCTAGCCCTCCGAAGCCAGCATAGTGTCGTCCTACTTTAGCTCCTGCGACATATGTTTCTCCTGCAATGTTAGCCATGTCTGTACCATAGTCGTCTATATCTTGTTCTCTAGTTTTACCATTATCTCTAAAGTAACCATTGTCATATAAGATAGTTGCGTATTCGCCTGCTGAGGTAGCATTATGAATTTCAGGATAGTGTGCGAAGAAGCCATCATGTAAGTAGGTAGCGTACTCTTCATTACTATCAAAGTGTCCATAAGTAGCTGTACCATCTTCCTCAGGCTGTAGTCCTGCTCCCTTATGGTACCCAGTAAGCCCACCATAGTTGTTATCCTCGACTGCTAATCGTGATGTACCATTGCCACTTTCGTGTACCATGTGTGCTATCTGTAGCTTCTTGAAATAGTCTGATGTACCATATTTCTTTTGATATATGTCGGCTATCTCAAGTATATTGGGGTTTATCTCCATATGTTACCTCCTTTCTAATCTAAACCAAAGAATGCTCGTAGTTTGCTCTTGCCTTGGTTCAATGAGCTACCTGACAAATCTGTATTAATCACTTCATTGCCATATACTACTGTATGCTCAGGATCTGAGCCTTTACGTTCTTCTGCTGTAGTATCGTTTAGATACTGATAAGCTCTGTTACCAATGTCCCATGGATAATATGCTAAGCCCTCCATAGAGCCTGCTTGACGGATATAAATTACATCTTGGTCGGGATCATAGCTCACCCATGAGCCTGCCCCTTGTTTTTCCTTAAGCTCATCTAATACGTGTCGTACTCCCTCACTAGCGAATGCTTCACTTTCTACACCAGTTGTGTTAAGGATAGAGCGTGGTAAAAGCACTCCATCATAGTTGACAAAAGAATGTATTAGATTGCTTTTAGCTTTCTCCATAGCTTGGTCTGCTGTAAATCTTCCAGTTGCCTTAAGTATCTCTGCTTGGTCTCTAATAGCTCCTAATAAGCCTGTAGGTGTGCTTTCAGGTATATCAAAATAACCCCATGCACCAGTTCTTATGTTTAATGTTTCTGAGCTTCCCATAGGAATTGCATTGATAGCTGTCTTAACCTTGTCTGCTGTATCAGGGTCTCGTAGAGCTTGCATACCCATAGCAAATATTTTAGTACCCTCGTCCTGCCCCATGCTGTCTTGTAGACTTCCTAGAGCTTGAATACGTCCAGCCCATTTAGGGTCTAAGAGTTGGTGTATCATATTTGGTCGTGCTCTATAGAGCGACAAAGCAATTCCGACAATCTCAGGCATATTACCACTCTGATCCATAGAAGCTAAGGCTACGTCCATTTGGTCTTTCATAGAGGTTCTCATAGCATTACCAATAAGAGGGTTGGCTAAGACATACTGCAAGCCGTCATATTGCCCACTCAATAGTCTTTGTCTAAGCATTTCTCTAGCTCCACCTATGAACATATCAGGATCAATACCCATGTCCTTAAGGTCTGCTTCACTTCTTGGGAATTCCATACCATTCCATGACGCTTTACCTGCGAGCATTGCGTCAAACATTGGCTGTAGTGTAGCCATTGCATTACTTCTAGCTAACTCGGTTTTCTGTTTCATGAGTGCTAGTTTTTGTTGTCGTGCTATCTCAGTCTTGATGTTAGCTACTGCATGGTTATATAAAGGAGCTATTAAGCGGTAATCTTCAGGGCTTTCTTCTTTCTTTTTCGCATAGTACTCGTCAAGCCCCTCTACAGTTTTAATTGCTTCAATGTCCTTATTGAGTGCGACAAATCTATCGTTTCGGATCTTAACGGCTTCCGTATTAGCTCCATCTTTATAGTCCGACAAATCAATTACGTCTTTCACTCGACGTCTGTCGTCGTACTCCATTTGTCCAAAGGCTTCTACTAGGTCTGCATTACCAGTCTTAGAGATTGCTTCTGCTACGTTGCCTAATAGCTTGTACTCAAGGTTACTATCACTTGTCGCTGTCTCACGGATATTAGTAATAAAACTTTCAAGATATGGTGTGCCATCTTCTACAGTAATGTCAGGGTTATTCCGTGCGAAGTCCCCTACCATTGCAGTAATACCATTGACACGCTCTAGCTTCAGTTGAGTTTCTTTACGTTTCGTAAAGGTATCAAATACAGCCATCTTAGTTGCCATATGTTGCTCTTCAAGTCCGCCTTGAAAAGCATATTGGTTCTCGATGTTCTCCTCACTCATGTAGTCCTTAAGTCGTGCTTCATAGAACTCATCGAATGTATTGAATTGTCGTGGTAAATCAGGTTGTTGCTGATGTTGGTCGTCATAGATTTGCCAGTCGCTCTCTATGCGTTTCCCCATTTCAGTACCTCTCATGCGGTCAATAGTTGCTACTGCATACTCATTGTCCTGTAGATTAAACTTACCACTTGTTGCTAAGATTTGTCGTGTAGTTAAACCCTCTTTTTGAGCTTCAGTCATACTTGTGTATAGCTGAGGAGCTATGGCTTTTGCTATCTTTTCCTTACGCTCCTCTTCATCATTTGTGTACTGTTTCCACGCTACTCCTAGTTGAGACAAACCAGTTGCTAATAGATCTGCGTCATTCGTAAAGCGAGCCATTGGTGAGCCTACGGAGGCGACATTAGACAAATTTTGTTGATACGTCTGAGGTGCATTTGGCATAAACTGTTGAGCAGTGCCTATAGAGCCACTCACTTGTGTATTGTTATTTGCCATCTATAATTGTCCTCCATTGAAAATGTATTGATTGTTGTCTTGGCTATACCCTATGCGTGGGTTACCAAATCTAATTGGTTGTCGATAAGAAGTACTTAAGAGTTTAGGATAGTCCATATTGATTGATAAGGCTGTAGCAAAGCCATTAGCACTATACTGATAGCTTGCACTATTTGTGTCGTATCGGATATTAGGGTTGCCATAATTGATTGCCTTAGGATCATTAACTGTGTACCCTAGCACTCCTCTGCGTGTATCCGCTAGGCTAAAACCATCGTTAGCACTGGTTCGCCATGGGTTCTGACTAGCTGTCCTAAAGGTGTAGTTAGGTTCCCAGCGTCTCACTAGGCTTTCTACATGAGTGCCACTGGTACCGCCTACTCCACTCCCATCGCCTATCTTAGAAATTCTATTAGCGTTCATATTCTTATAGTCGTTATAAGCCGACATCAAAGCACCAGCTTGACTAAGAATACCGCCTATTAGAGTTGGGATACGAGGTGTTTCAATATGAGACAAATATTCCCTAGTGCTCAGGAATACACGCTCTTTATTTTGATCTATTTCATCACTTTTACGGATATAATTGTCTTTCACTTGATTTGTCGTGCGGAGCCCATCAGCTTTCGTAGAGCGTACCAATAGCTTGGCTGTCTTACCACTTTGGTATTCTCCAGTGCTTGCTTGTACACTTTCTTCAAGTCCTCTTGCCTGCATACGAATAGCTCCTAATTGAGCTACACTAGCTTCAAAGGCATTTCTACGTTCATTCTCAAAGTTACCTAAAGAGTAGTTCATTGTCTTAATGGCTCCTTTAGCCTGAGCAATGATTTGGTCTGCTTGAGCCTCTGCTTGTCTCCTTTGAGCTCTATAGTTGTTATAAGCACTCAATAGTTGCATACCCATTCCGATTGATGTATTTCCCCCTAAAGAGCCAGTAGTCGCTAGTCCTCCAGCATTCATAGCTCCTAATAGCTGTGTATTAGCTGTACCCATAAGTCGCCTCCTTTCTATATTTGTCTAAATTTATATGTTACAAGTCCTTGCCATACTGTTGTGTTAAATGCACTTGGTAAAGGGCTTGTATTGATTACTGTTACTTCTGTGTCCGTATTGCGTCCCATAAGTGGAACTCGGAACTCTCCAGTCTCCAGTGGGTGTATACCAACTTGATTACTTGGTGTACCGACAATACGTGCAGTCATTTTATAATGCTTAGGTGTCTTACCAGTAGCATTTACAATAACTTCAAACTCTCCTGTGTTGTCATAATTGATGTGCAGGAAGCGTAGCTGTAGTCTGTCGTTAGGTATCGTGTCGGTACCTGTTTGACTTGCTTGTTTAATAAAGAATGTGCTGTAGATAAACTTAAACTCATAGGCTACTCCTATGAAACATTCAAAGTCCTCTAGTGGTTCTACTTGGTGTGGTATAACTACAGTATCTTTTCCTGAGTACACTGAGCCATTCTTAAGTACTATTGTGTACTCTCTAGGCTCAGAATAAGCGTCCCCATAGATTGATTTGACATCATACCTCATCTCCTTGGTGTCTTTATCAAAGGTACCATGTAATGTCGTTTTAAACTTCCTATCAAGCATTACTCGGTATGGTTCTGAGACAAAATCTTTTGTATTGTAGCTAATTGGTAATTTCTCAAGGAATGTATTGCCACCTCTGTTAATTACTAAGTACATAACAGAATTGATAAAGTCAGCACCTATAAGCTCCCCATCGAATGTCCATGAGCTCCAACTTGCTTGAGCTTTACTATCATTCAGGAATAGGAACTTATAGATATAGATTGTGTCCCTTTGGTTGTCGCTTAGGGCTATCAATAAGTTCTCATTGTTACAAGCCTTAAGAGAATAAATGCTATTCTTTAAGAAGTTCGGAACGTGTCCTGTAACGTCTGTAGCATTCTTTTGAGTAGTACTATCGGCTACTGCAAAGTATTCCTGTACAGTCGTAAAGTCTGTCTTATGAGCTGTAAAGTATAAGTTACGTCCTACACCTATAGGCTTAACCCATGTATCAGCGTCAAACTCAGTTACTTGGTCGATGACTGCGGTCTTAGGACTTAGTACTCCCTCAGCTCTCAAAATGAATTGTGTTTGAGCACTAAAGAGATATAAGTCTTGATTGAATGGTACTGCATTGTAGAGCGTACTCACTCGATTGTGAGATACTTGTAAATCAATAGGGTCTGTATCGACAATAGAAGTAGCACTGTCTACCCAGAAGTTAAAGAAGTCTGATGTCCTCGACAAATTGACTGCTTCACCTGAGATAATTCCTAAGCGGTTCCTAAAGAAGAAAATATCGTTTATCTTATTGCCAACAAAAGATGGTGTAGGGTTACTGTCCTCATCACCAGTCTTTCTCTCATTCCAATCAGCAGTCGTACAAGTGAATGTACCATCAGCTTCTCTTCGTAAAATATAAGGCATTGTAGAACTTTTATAGTTAATCTCTGTGTTTGGTTTAGTTGTCTCAGTCCATAACTGTTGCCCTATGTCATACTTAACGTAGTAGTCATCATCGGAAGCCTTTTCGCCTTTGACAATAACTGTATAGCCACTCGGAGCTGTAGAGGGTAATATTTCAAATCTAGGGGTTGTATTAGTGAATAGCTTAAGTGCTTCACCATTAAAGCCATCTGATACACTAAGATCTTTTAGGTCTCCTATAAGTTGTATCCAGTTAGTACCTTTAATTACTATTACCCCTTGTACCCCTTTAGGTGCAAAAGTATCATATTTAGAATATGCTTTTCCTTTATAGATGTAGTATGTTCTTGTTACCAGCCTGTCGTCTCTCCCAGTATAATAGCTTTCTTTTTTCTTAGTAACGTTATATTTATTCAGTTCTTCATCTGTTAGACTTTCAAATGTTCTCTTAAAGGTGCCTGCTAGTTTCTCGAATAGTTGATTAGTAATGTAATCTGTAGCTATCATCGTAGAGTGACTCGCAGCTCCTCCGTCAGGTGTCTCATAGACATATGATTGGTCTTTAATATTTACTTTGTATTTTCTACCATATTGTCCCTGTCGAATAACAATAAGAGCCCCTTGTTCTTCCCATGCATTAGGCGACTTGTTTGTTGTATCCATCTCGACTACTTTAGTAGTGTTCACAATGAATGTATGGTCTGCTACTGTGATTGCCTTAAGTTGCTTGTTAGGTTCACTACAGGTTACATAAGTATCTGCTCCATTCTCCATCTTGACTGTTTTCTCATTGCCATTGATGTCGAATATCTTAAGACTATCCCCAGTGAAAGCGACAATGTATCTTTCATTTTCATCACGATTGATGAGGTGCACTTTAGTTTTCAGTGGTAGTGCTGGTAGTCTCTTAATGTGCTGTGTAGGAGGTCTCTTTTGTAAACCACCTGCTTCTGTAGAGAAGCCATTAATCTGCTCTTCTAATTGCTCTGCATGACGCAACTTAGGAGGCTGTTGAGATATACCTGCAATGAGGTTCTTTATTGTTTGTTGTATAAGTGGCATTAGTTACCCCCTATTCATGTAGTTCTGTATAGCAGGGTTCATGAGTACATTAGATTGCTCTAAGGTAATCTCTGCTTCCATCATCTGCATATATGCTTGAGCTTCTTCTTGTTGTAGCTCTTGCATGATTGTAGGATCGCCTAAGTAACGTGCGACAAAATGGTGAGCTGTCCTCACTGTAATATATTGTCGGAATACCTGAGGCATTTCCTCGAATGGTACATATTGAATTACTTTAGCTGTCAGTGGTGCGTTAAAGCGGTCTGTATTATTTGTTACATCATAAAGCCACTCATCACGCTTTCTTACGATACGCTTATCACTGAATTGGATAGACAAAATTGTGTCGTCCCAGTGGATACGTTTAGTATTGTCGTCAGGTGTCATGACATAGTTCTCTATGGTATTAAATGTCCAGCCCATAACTTGGATAGCTCTTGTCTCAGCTTCAAGCATACGAACTGCATTGATTGTATCGACATTCTCACTGTTTTCTAAAGTGTCTACAGGAGCCTCACCCATAGCTCCGCATATTTCATTCACTGCGTCCAATTTGGTTAGTGGTGTTAAAATCATAAGTTCTCCTTAGACAAAAAAGGGGATAGCCATAAGACTACCCCCATAGAGTTGTTAAAGATTATTTTGCAAGGATAATACCGCTTGCTTCAGGACGTAAACCGCCATGACCTACAGCGTTCTTAGCAATAATCATATCAGCTTGCAATTCAGGACGACGTGCGTGCTCTAATTGCAAGTCTTTAAGTTTTACAGTTGCTACTGCTGTACGATGTGCACAAACAGCCAATGCACCTGCATAATCTGTAGGGAATTCATGTCCCTCAGGAGATGTGCCTAACATACCTGTTTTGTCTGCACCGCCTGCTTTCAAGTGAGGTACAGCAATGATTTTGAAACCGCAAAGTTTATCAATGTTACCATCGACAATAGAAGCTACTGCACCATAGTCTCGGTTGATAGCGTCTTTAGAAGTGATGATAGCACTTTCTACTTCAGGTGTGATGTATGCAAAGCGTTCTTCTTCAGGAACGTATTGAGTAGTCCATTTAGCTTTCATTTCAAGCAAGCCATCAATTACCGCTTTACCAGTCTCGTAATTAATACCAGCACCACCTGTAATGGTTTTCTCTACGACAATACCTTTACCTAAACCAGTAATGTTCTCAGTGTTTGCTTTAACCAACTTAGCGATTTCTGCTACTGTAGCTCCATCGGCGGCGATTGCCAAAGCTTCGCCTAATTGTTTAGCGTACTCACCACGAACATCGTAATGGTTCATAGCTTCAAAGATGTCTGTAATCAATACATCGGAAGTCAATAAGCCATCAATGTTGATTACTACTTCGTTGTGTGGAATTGCTTCACGCAAGTCATCAAGGTTAGAACCTGCTGGCAAGTAATGAGCTTTACCACGACCCATTACAGGGAAAGAAGTAGACTTACCGCTGTCAATCGTTTTAATCATGTGGTTGTTCATTACTTTAGAAGCTCGTGTGAAAGCTGTTAAAACCTCACCACTGAATACTTTTAAGAATAAGGCTAATTGATCGCCTGTGTTTTGTTTAGCACCTTGTTGTTGATAATTTGTTACTCCAGCCATTAATTAATTTGTCTCCTTTTTACATTGTAAAATCACTGTTCATAATTTTTGTTTCTACTTGTTTTCTGTAGATTGGGTCTGTAGAGTATCGTGGATCACTGATAGCCTCTACCATTTGTTGCTTTGTTTGGAAAGCATTTGTGTTCGCTGTAGTACCGCCTGTAGTTTGACCTAAGATAGTACTATTAGTTGTGCCGTTAACTGCCTGCATATTTGCTTTGACTCCTTGGATAACCATATTGATTACTCCTAAGTTGCCCCCATTAATTGCACTATTAAAGTTGTCGATTGCTTGTTGACCTTGAGACTGTACGAATTGAGCTACTTGTCGGTACCCATCTTCACCACCTGCAAAGCCAACTACTGCGTTGTAGAACTTCTCTTGAGTGGCTTCTACACCATTGATGTATGCGTCTACAACTTCCTTAGGATAGCCAGCGTTCGCTAGGGCTTCTAAAGAAGCGTTCGACAAATTACCATTTTTTGTGTACTCCTCTTCAAGAGCTTTAAAGTCTACATTGCGTTGTGCTAAGTCCTCAGTTAGCTTCTCAGTTGTCTGCTTTTGCTGAGCCATTGCTTCTTGCACTGTATTTGTCTGAGCGTCAACTTGTGTCGTAGCTGTTGCCTCTGTATTTGTTTGTTCTACTTGTTGCTGTTGAGCTGGCTCAGTGTTTACCTGTTGTTGTTGGTTGTCGACTGTAGGCTCCTGTGGTGGCTGAGCGTCTACAATCTGAGTGTTATTCTGTGAATTAACTGTAATGTCCACCTATTGTGTTACCTCGCTTTCATTCATAGTGCTTGACATAGCCTGTTCTACTAAGGCTTGCTCTTGTTGAGCTTCCATAGCTTGCTGTTGTTCTTGTTGAATTTCTTCATCAGTCTTAATAAGTCCAGTAGTGTCGATACCTAAACTTGTCGCTATCGCTACTAACCATTGATTAATCTTCATGTATCCCATAGCGTCAGGCATTTGACCGACTACACTCATGAAAGTCATGAACTTATTAAAATCATGTCCTCGACCTAAGGCTTCCATACCAGTTGTGATTGTCGGCTCAATAAAGCCATTAGGAAGCTGTGCTAGTTCGCCTTTAGCCATTAAGACTGCTAGTACTCGTCTTACAAGTGGCAACTGGAACTCTTGGGTTAAAATGCTGTATACACCACTAAGAGTGTCCTCAAGCTCACTTGCGACTGTCCTGATTTCTTCTGCTGTTACTCGTTCTGCGTTCCGCTGTACGACATTAGACAAAAGAAAAGCAAACGATAAGCGTTGCTCAATAGTGTCAGCAGTCGCTTTTGTCGTTTGCATATCAGGATATTTATTAAGTTGTAGTGCTTGAATATCTTCAATACGACCACTTACAAAGTCGCCCTCTTGAGCGTCCTGTAGAAGTTTAGGTCTTGTGATACCATTAGGGTTCACTAGGTATAGCGTTCGTGCACTGATAGAAGCCATTGTTACTAGAGCTTTGGATAGCTTCTCTAGGCTTGTTAAGTCGCCTAAGTATTCTTCTACCATTGAGCGTCCATAGTCCTCGTTACTTCCTTTTGTCATTCTTAAGACAATATAAGGGAATTTTTCTTTCGGATATGACTGCTCACTACCATTAATGAGTACACCATCGACTTCGCTAAAACATTCATAGTTGTCATCTACTAAGTCGCATTTGGTATACACTTCGACTTCTTCATCGTCCTTTTTGTCAGGGACTAGATTGTATGCTTCAGGAGGCAATGTGCGTTTCAATAGAGTATCCTTAGTTATCAACGTAACTACTGTGTCTACCCCATCACGCTGTACGACAAAATGATTTAAGTCATAAAACTTCGTGCCATCTCTGTCAGGCGGTAGGAATACTACTCCATTGCCAGTGATGATTAAGTGTCGGCTTGCTTCCTGAGCTGTGGACCTGAATTGAATTTCTTCAAGATACTTTAGGCTTGCTTGTTCGTATCTCATGAGTGCTTGCTCAATCTCTTGTGTTTTCTCTTCGTAAACCTCAGGAGATGAGTTGATGAGTTGTCGCTTCATTTCTGTCGACAAACCCAATTTAAAAAAGCCCTCATTCGGTGGAAATAGGGCAAGTACTAATTTGCTTGTTAAGTTGTTTACTCCTCGTGCTCCAATAGACTGATAAGGTGTATTGAATTTAGTATTACCATCATCGTTCTTGTCGTGGAATACATGAGGAAGAGTTAGCTTTGCACAACTAATAGCTCGCTGTACATAAGGCTCTCGTTTACTCTCTAGTTTTGTGTAGAGCTCCTTAGCGGATATTCCTTGGTCTTGAGGCTGTGTAGATTTACGCTTCTTTGTCGCCATCTATACGTTCACCCCATTACCTCGTGTGCCGTTCGCATTGAGCCCAGTAGTTGAGATTTGTAAATCTTTCTTACCTCTAGCTCTACGCTTACGCAAGCCACCACCTTGAGTTTCTGCATACTTTTGATCTGTGCTATCAGGTACCTCAGGTGCGGATACTGCTGGTGTTGGGATGTCAGGTTCTCTACCACCACCAAAGAGTTTCTTTAGTCCTCCCATTGTTCTCCTTTCGTTTCTACATATTCATAGGGTTATAGTCATTGTCTGTGTTTCGTTTGATTGTCAGTGCTTCTCTGTTCTTTCGTACATAGTTAGGTGTTTCACTCCCTAGCTGTGCGAACTCAGGTGCTTCTGCTTGCGTAGCAGGTACAATGTCTTTACCAGTTACTTGAGGGACTGGCTTAGCTTTACTCCCCCATTTCTGAGCGACTTTATTGAGTACCAAACCTACTGCAAGCTGTGCCAGCATAGTTCCCATAAGTCTCCTTTCGTCTTTTAAAGAATTAAAGTCCTCTATCTCGTGGGTACATTAGAGCTCATGCTCTAGTCTCCATGAGTTTAAGACATTAGTTACTTCATCAATAGCCATGATATATGCTATCTTTTGCTCTGCATTAAGATCTTCTCTACGCAAGATTGAGTGTGTATTAAAGGCTCTCTTGAGTTCATCAATAATAATCTCGTCAACTCTTGGTACTGGTCTGTCTAGGTTACTCATAGGCAAGTACCTTTACCATATCTGTACAGATAGGCTCAAAGCCAGCTTTCTTGTAGCCATTCATGACTAGTTTAGCTGTACGTCCTGTAGACAAAACATTACCACTGATGATAAGTTCTGCCTCATAACCTCTAGCTATTCTCTCTAGTTCTCTGATAGCTTCTCTTTGAATACCGCTATAAGTTTTGTCGATACAGAATACTGTCTCTTCCATAACGACTGTCTTATCAGTCCACCAAAGTTTACCTACGTCAAACATTAGCACTCCTACAAGTTTCCCTGTAGCGTCATACCATGCTCTGATTTTACCCTTGGTGTTTTGTTCAAGGAGGTGCGAATAGACTGCTCCACGGCTCCCTAGAGATAACAAAAGGTGTCCGTCTGCTTCACGCTTAAGTGCTTCGACATAAGCCGTTGCGTCTCTCTCAGGGTTCCTTAAATGATTTTCTTTGACTACGGTGTCCATAACTTCACCTCTTTAGTTTTCTTATTGTAATAACCTTTTTGTAAAATAAATGATAATCTAGCGTTCATCAATGCTTCCTCTTCAGTACTGCCATTAGCTTTATAAGCTCTTACTACAGCTTCCCATGAGCAGTCCTCATCAAGTAAACGCTTAGCTCGTACCTCACCAATCTTAGGGCAACCCTTATAGTTATCTGCTGTATCACCTATGAGTGTCTGATACATATGAAAGTAGTGAGCTTCCTCAGGTGTCGTATCATAGAACTCATTTCGTAAAAAGTCATAGAAGCGACAAGGAATACTTCTAAAGTCTTTGTCTCCACTAATCATGATTGAGTTCTTGTCTGCACTAATTCCTATGCAATCGTCAGCTTCAAGATTGTCAATCATCATGACATTAAAGTTTTCTTTAACCCACTCCCGCATACGAATAAACATCATAGGACGTCTCTTAGATTTACGATTAGCTTTGTACTCATGATTTAGCTCTTTTCTAAAGTTACCTTTGAGATCTGTCATAGCCATAATAATCTCGTACTCTCCCTCGATGTCCCAGTGCTCTAAGACAAGAGGGACTAGATCTGCAAGATGACTGTCAAAGCTCATTGTTGCGTCAGGGAAGAACGCACTAAGAGTGTAAAAGCCATCTCCCCAGTCATGTTCAGTTTCTGCATTTTGCAACGCTAGATAAATCATCATGTCTGCGTCAATTAATAGCTTTGTCTTTTTCTTTGTCGCCATCTGTCTCCTCTCTGACTAAGTTCTTTTCAGCCCATTGGTTTAGTAGTTCTTTATACTGCACTAAACATAAGTAGAACTCTTCATTTTTCTTTTTGAGTTCTTCAGTAGGTAAATATCTTGTAATACCCCAGTCATCTATTAAGTCGCCTAATTGCTCATCAATAAGTACGACTGCAAGTACTTCTTGTAATTCTTTGTTTAATTTCATTAATGACACTCCGCCCAGTTCTTACCGATTTTGCCCTCGGTATCTAATTGAATTCTAAATTTAAACTCTTCTTGTACGTCTCGCACTGCTAATTGAGCTTCTCTTACGACAACTTCTGCTATCTCTTGAGTTCTACAAGCTACTTGAATTTCATCGTGGATCCATGCCATGAGACAATAATCTCCGTCCCAGTCATGTTGAAGCCCCAGTGCCTGTAGTCTCTCTTCTGTTCTTGTTGTCCATCGTTTACAGATTAGAGCCCCTGCTGATTGCAATAAGAGGTTCAATGCACTATGTAATGAGCGTACATATAGTTTTCTTCCATCAAGTCCTTTGAGCCACTTACGTTTATATCTGCGACATCTTGCTGATACATCATAAGGAGCTAAGGTATCCTTAATGCTACTGGATAGCTTCTTGATTGCTGGTGTATTCTTTAGGAATTTAGCCTTGAGTTTCTTTCCGTCCTCTTCGGTTCCTCCGACAATCTCACCAATCTTTGCATTACCGCCACCATAGAGGAACGCATAGATAAATGTCTTAGCTTGGTTTCTTGTCTCAAGCCCTGCGTTCATTTGGTTAGCTGTATGAATATCACCATTGAGTATCTCATGAGCATACGCTCCGTGGTCGAATGGTGATAAGAAATGAGCTAGGCAACGCAACTCTAAGCCTGAGCAGTCAATACCAGCTTCATACCAGCCATCAGGTGCTTTGAATAGTTCTCGACATTGATAGCCATAAGGTTTGTCAATAGCAGGTACTTGAGCTACATTAGGGTTACTATGAGTAGCTCGTCCTGATACTGCACCATTAGGGTTCACCTTGCCATGTATTCTATTGTCGTCTCCTAAGAGCTTGAGCCATGCTTGATTTCCATCTGCTAGTTGTCCTAAGCGTTTCGATAACATAAATGCAGTGCTGTAGAGCTTAGCAATATGACGTACCTCTTCGCTTGCCTTAGGATCATTGATGATTTCCTGTAGGCTCTCTTCGTCTAACTTCAGTTTTCTATTGATTTCCTCTCCGTCCTCATCTGTCTCGATTTCAAACATTGTGTCTAACCATTTATAACCAAAGTGAGTGCCTAAGATATACTTGAGTTGGTCTCGTGAATTGATTTTAAACTCTTTGTATTTCTGTACAGGAACACCAGCTTTATATCCTAGTCGCTTATTGTCTCTCTTAGGAATGAATATGCGGTCAGGAATTGGTGGTACATATTGAGTGAGCTCAGTAGTGATACGCTCTAGTTCTTCCCTTAAGTCTACCTCAAGTTTCACTGCTTTTTGTTTGTCGAATGGGAAGCCATTTCGTTCTTGCTTCTGCATTAACCATTGAGCTTTGTGTTCAATCATAGAAGCGTGTTCTGTAAAACCCTTATCGACAAGTTTGTTGTAGAGCTTATAGGTAACTACTACGTCCTGCTTGTTGTAGGCTAACATTTCCTCATTAAAGCAAGCCCATGCGTCCTCATTGTCCTCACTGTAGGTACCCTTTAGTTCTCCTAAACGATAACCAAAGGCTTGTAAACTATAGCGTCCATAGAGCTTCTTAGGTAGTACTCCTTTTCTCATTAGTCCGATGTCTACATCTTTAATATTTGAATAGACAAGCCGTGCTAGTATTAGTGTGTCGATTACCTTTTCATGCTCAAATTTAACTCCATAGAGCTTCTCTAAGCATGGAACGTCGAACGCTATAACATTGTGTCCGCATATTTTGTCGGCTTTTAAAAGTTTCTGTACACCCTGCTCAATCTCATTAGGTCTGTACTCAAAGTACTCTTCTGTTTCAGTGTCGTAGACTACCATACAGTGCACTTTGGTTACAGTGTCAAGAAGTCCGTTTGTCTCAATATCAAATACCAGCATAGTTCTTTAACAGTCCTTTTAGATAGCTGTTTTGTGTTTTCAGCTCCGCAATGTCGCTCTCGTTCTCCTCAATTAGTTTTTCAATTTGTTGCTTCTGTTTCAAACGTAGCCACGCTTGGAACTCAATAGATATAGCTTCTAGTTTAAATAAGATTTTTAATAGCATGGTGTACAGTCTCCTTTCTATTTCTTCATGTAATTTCGTAAAGCGTGTTCTTTACGTCTGCCCTCAGAGTAGTTGCTAACTCGTCTTAAGTAGCCAATTACTCGTGTGCCATAATCAATCTTTTCTTTTTCACCACACTTAATGCAGTGATCTTCAGTGTTTACATTAATAAAACCGCAGTTATCACAGATGGTTACAAGGCAATTAAATGTCCAGTAATTACAGCCGTACTCACCTGCTAAGCATAAGAGTTTATATGCCTGCTCTTCAGTCAATAACTGAGCAATGTTTAGATGACAAGCTGAGCCACCATCAAGATACTTAACCATTTCTTTACCATGTAGCTTTAATCGGTCAAGGATAGTCATGTCCGTATTCTCTACTGGATAGAAGTAGGAATTGTAGCAGTCTCGTTTTGTCTTAATGCCGTCCTCTTTGTCCCACTTAGCATTTTTAACACCTAAGTTTTCTGCTGGGACGAACTCAGTATTAAAGCGAACTTTATAGTCCTTATAGGCTTCTTTATTGAGTGTATAGATTTGATTTAAGAAGCCACTAACTGTCTTGATGTACAAGTCAGGATCTTTCACTGGGTCTACTCGTAAGAACTCCATGCCCTCAAGCATACCATTGATACCAATAGTACAGAATTGTTTGTCTAAGCTGATAAAGCCTGCGCTATAAGCTGGCAATAAGCCTGCCTTTAGGTAGTCCTCAATGACTGCTCGATGAGCCATTAGATACTTTTGTACTCGCTTGATTAAATCAGGGAATGCGTATACACCTCTATGGTGCTTCTGTAGGAATCGGTTCATATTGATAGTGATAACTTGTACACTGCCAGTAGATACACCGCCTGCACCTAAAGTATAACTAAAGGTATTGTCTGCAAGCTCATTGCGTAAACGACAACAACTTGCTAAGCTATCTGCACTTTCGCTTTGGTAGACAAAGAATGATAAACCTTTGCTCATGTGCTTAGCTAACATATGGGCGAACTCATCATCTTTAGGCTTGCCTGTTTCTTTGTCGACAAGTACTGCACTTGTGAGCACTGGGTACGTCAATAATTCTTTCTCTCGTTCTTCTCTAAACCAGTTCATAAAGAAGTCCTGTAGTTTAGCAATGCTTGTGTAATTCGCTTTGTCGCCATCAGGGAATGTGAATTCACCAAAGACGCTCTCGAAGTAGAACTTATCGAATACAGAGATATTCCAGAATACACTTTGATTGCCTCGTGCACTTGCTGGTTGATTAATTGCATAGACTACGCCTTGTAGTTCTTGAGCAACTTCCTTAGCATTTTTCTCAAGGTAATTGTCGCCATAAGACTTGCGTGCAAAGTGGTCGAAGTACATTAAGAACTCTACTGTAGCAATAGCACCAGCGAAGCCACTGGCTACCTGATAGACAAGATTTACGAAGCTACCACAGAATGACTGTAGGTTTGTAGGAGCTGTCGAAGTACCGCCTAAAGGTTTAGTGCCCTCGAATAAGTAAGGGAACATATTGATACTTGCACAGTATGGTCGTAAAGAAGTCTCATCGTGAATGTAAATAAGATGGTTCTTAATGTCCTGTTCGTATTGGTGAGCGTACTCACTACCGAACATTTTAGTCAACTTATCCTCTACCATTGCTCGATTGATTTGAATTGTCTCGAACTTGTATAGTTCACTCTCAAGGATACCGATGTTTTTACCATCGACATTACTGTTAGGGTCGACAATAGAGCCATCAGCAGTGTTGAAAGAGCTCATATAGTTTTGAATAAAATTGACCTTTGTTTGAATTTGGTCGTCTGTCAGTTTATTTAAAAGTTGTTTAGCCATTAGTCTCCTTAGTGAAAAATGATGTAATATTTGTCCATTCGCCATTAGGCAATTTGTAAAACATTTTTTGATTTGTCGTAGGGCTTGCTAAGCCTCCTTGACATTCAATGTATCTTCCTACTTTTAGCCATGTTAAGTCCTCACGACTATAAGGGAAGTCAATACAACCATGATATAGTCCTACTGGATATTTCTTAGAGATAGGCTTTACGATTTTCTCAAGGAACTCTTCAGGGTCAATACCATAGTTTGTCGTACCGCCCATGAATACAACTGCGGTGATACCTCTTTGAGACTTGATGTATTTCTTTAGGTCATCTACAGTGAGCCATTGGGCTCCATCATCTGTCCACAGTTCAGGACTATGACAGCCCTCACAGTGCTGTAGACAATTACCAATCTCAAAGAATACTGCAATTTCATTAGGCAGTTCTGTTAGTGTTACTCCTTTACCCATCACTGGAATTTTCATAGTGATAACTCCTTAGCTTTGTTATAGGTTTTCAATAGAGTTACATATTTGATCTGAGCTCTGTCGTGGTCTAGGTGCGATAAGGCTTCTTTCATTTCATCTTTAGCCTCTTGCACTTTTCTTTCTAACCAGTCCATGTACTCATCATTTTTTGTCAAAATTCAGGTACCTCTTCATCTCTTTCTATGTCGTTTATTAGGTCTGCGTCAGGAACTTCTAGGCGGTTCTTTTCTTTGTTAAACCAAAGTTTTCCTCCTATTCCTGTATCCCCTGTTTGTCGACATTTTAATACTCGAATTTGCACTAGGTTTTTCTTAACGTCGCTATCAGCTTGTTGGTTACGTTCTAGTGCTATAATTGTGTCCGACAACTGAGCTATTGCTTGGCTACCTCGCAAGTCCTCAAGAGAAATGCTACCGCCCTCTTCAGCACTCTTCTTGCCATCTCCTCGTTTAAGATGACAAATACAGATAAGTCCTACTCCTAGCTCTTCGCATAGTTGTCTCAAGCGTGTCATAAGAATATCAATCAGCTTCCGCTCATTGTTACTCTCAATGCCACTTACTGCTATACTAATATGGTCTATAAGGATAAAGTCGCACTTCTCTGTAACAGCCATATAGCGTATTCCCTTTAGTATTGAGTTATTGTCTAAACTACCAAAGTGGTTATACATTATGAAATTGCCTGTGCCTAAAGTATTCGTAAAGGCTTCTGTAAACTTCTCATTAGATATTCCTTTACGACTAAGGTGTACTGGCTTGTTTAGGTATAAACCGATGTAGCCTTTAGAAGTCCTAAGGACGTTCTCCTCTAACATCATTGAGCCTATCTTTAAGCCATGCTTCATGACTAAGTGGTAGCCTAGCTCTCGGATCATTGTAGATTTACCTATACCAGTACCAGCGGTTAGCATTGTAATTTCACCTTTGCGTACTCCTCGTATCATTTTTTCTGCCTTTACAGCCCATGGTAGGGAATACCCAGTTACTTCTTCAGGCTCCTCTAAGAGGTCATCAAGTAACGTATCAGCATTGATGATGTTCTCAGGTGTTACCTTTTTAGCGTTCTCAAGAGCTTCTAAAAGCTCATTACCTTTGTCTGCTAAGTAATACTCATTAGGATCTTTGTACTGCTTGAGCGTAGCTATACGGAGCTTGTCAGGAGACAAAATGCCCTCTATGTCTTGGGCTCCCTTGCGTCCTGCCTCATCATTGTCGAATACTACGACTACCTCATCGAAGCCCTCAAGCCACTTTAGATTAGCTTCAAATACCTTGCGTGCACTCTGTACTCCGCATGGAATACTCACCACTGGCTCTTGATTTCCCAGTAGTTGGCTAACTGTTAGACAATCAATCTCGCCCTCAGTGATAATTAGTCGTACTCCATTGTTGTATAGTTGCTGTCCAAAGAATGTAGTACTGAGCTTTCCTTTGATAGCGAATGATTTGTCTTTAAAGCGTAGCTTTTGTCCGACAAGAGTTCCGTATTCATCGTAGTAATTAGCGACTTGGCAAGGCTGTCCTTTGTAGTTCGTATAGTAGTACTGATACTTCCTACAGGTGCTCTCAGTGATACCTCTAGCTTTCAAAGGCTTCAATGTCATATCACTTATGAATGAGCTGTCAGTTGTCTTAGGCTTCTCCTCGTTGTAATTATGATGTGTCTCACAAGAGAAGCAATAAGTGTGTCCGTCAGTGTACTCTGTGAGTGCGTCAGATGAGCCACAATCAGGGCACGGAAGATGAGCATTGAGAATTTCTGATGTGCTAGTCATGAATATCCATGTCGTCAATCAGTACTTCTTCATCGTCCGCTTCTATGTCTCGACAATTAATCTGAGCTTTTGCTTGCTCTATAGCTTCATTCTCTGAGACATTCTCAAGCTCGACTTCAAAGTACTTAACTTGCTTAGCGTATATCGTGATGGCTTTATGCTTTCTGTCCATCATGCACTCGTATTCCTTTAGCTCGTCTCGTGTATCACTCAATGACTTCAACTCCTTTATATTGCTCTCGCAGTGCATTGAGTACGACTTCTAAGCTGGCTTGAGCTTCTTCAGTGATGTCAGTTAGAACACTAATAGTAGTGTCATAATTGTCCATCTCACCAAATGCTACTGCTTCCTCAGGTCGGAACTTATTGACTGTTCCATCTGCTGTGATTAAGTAGTGGTGGGGGAAGAACAGGTAGCCTGCTTTTTGACTATTTCTCAAGATTACTTGAGGGTCTTTGTCGTGTAATGCGTACTGTGTTACTTTAATGTATTTTGTTTCTTTACGTTCTTTAAGTTTTCCGTATGCTTTAATTCGTTTTACCTCCTTTCTCTTCTATCCATTTCTTAGGTATTGCTGTACCGATATGATACTTAAAGTCATTCTTTTTGCACCAATCACTGTACTTATTAGCTTTTGTCTTATTGCTGATATAGTTGTCTCTCATGAATAGGAACCGAATGTCTAGCTCAGGGTGTTGCTTCTTGATTGCTAAGTGCTTACTTCTGTCCTCAGGTAGGAATAGCCCCTTGGCTTCGACAATAATTCCATTCGACAATATAAAGTCAGGCTTATAGTAGTGAGTGGTCGTGTATGGTACCCTTAATGTCTCATACTCAAAGGGTACCTTAGCTTTCTCAAGGTTAGCTTTCACCTTGCTCTCAAAGCCACTTCTAGTACTCTTGTCGGTACGCTTCTTAAAGCCTCCTAAGCGACTAAAAGTCCAGCCCTTAGCCATTCGTTACCACTCTACTGCTTCGTCATCAAAGTCATTGTCAGGCTTTTGTGCTACTTCAAACCCAAAGTCCTCTGCTGTAGAGCCACCACCTGTATATTCTTTGAGTTCCTCTACAAGCACTGCGTTTAATCGTAATGTAATGCCGTAGTTCTTAGAGCTCATGATGTATGGATCTGCTGTTACTTTTACTTTGACTTTTGAACCATTACCAATCTTTGTGCCTTTAGGTAGTGGCTCACCATATTTGTCGAATACTCGTAAAGTACGTTTGACAATCTCGCCTGTTGTTTTGTCTTTAAACTCATGCTTTGTCTTAGCTTTAAAGCACTCACCATACTCTTTGTCCTCTTTGACTGCTAAGTTGATTGGTACTTTGCGGTTTACTTTCTTGTCTAATTGAGCTTCTGCTTCATTAAAGAGCTCTTCAAGTGCGTTCTTAAAAGCCTCTGTTTTCTCATCGCTCTCAAGTTTTACCATGATGGAATAACCAATCTCATTCCCCTCGTAGGTCTCAGGGCTGTCAGTGTGAGCCCAGCAAGCTGTACCGCTTAACATAAAGTCTTTACCTAGTTTTTGTTTTGCCATTTATTATCTCCTTTTGACAAAAAAAAGAGCACTCATTAAGAGTGCCCTTAGAATATATTTTATTTACCAGTACTACCGCTTTCAGTTCCTCGTTCAGTATCCTCGACTACTTCACCAGCGACAAAAGTCATTGGTACTGTTTTCTCCAGCCAGCATTGAGCAACTCTCATGCCTTGCTCTAGCATTACAATATGTTTACTGTAGTTGCGTACAAAGAGCATTACTTCGCCTCTAAAGTCCTCATCTACAATACCCTCAATGTTTGCTAAGCTGATTGGATAGTCTCGCCCTACACTGGAACGCAACTGGATACGCATTGTGTGTCCTTTAGGAATGACTACTTTAAAACCTAAAGGAATTTCTGTAGCTTTCGTTTGTACTGTTACTGGAGGTACTGAGACTGTCATTGGAATTGTAATGTCCATACAGCCAGCTCCATCTGTCTTTGCTTCAGGAATTACTGCGTTGTCGTTAAGTAGTTCGATGAGTACTTGCTCACCATTCAGTGTGATTGCTTCTGTTTCTTGTGTTTTCTTAGTGCTTGTGCGTGCCATTTTAGTTCTCCTTATTTAATAAACGTATTGATTAACATTTGAATGTTCTCAGGTGTCGCATGGTTAGCAATATACATAGCAATTAGTGTATTTTTAGATGGTGTTAAGATTGCTAATAAACCGCTAATAATGAATACTGCCCATAGCGTTTTTGTTAGTACAGTTCCTCTATCTTCTGTAAATGCTTTGTCTGTATAGGCGATTATTAGCATTGCAAGGGCTAATAGTGCTACTGCCATCATAACTCCTATAAATACATTTACTAAAGGTAATGCGTAGATTACCCATGGGCTGATGATTGGTTCCATTTGTTTTACTCCTCTTCGATTTTAAAATAACGTCTCCACCAGCAATCTCCTGTTATACCTACTCGTGTCTCGTTCTTTGAACGCTCACCAATATTCTTTACACAAGTTGATAATAGACTTTCTCTGTGTAAGCAAGGTATATGATTATTATCATGTGCTACTGTTACTTTTATCTTAGTCCCTACTGGTAGCAGTTCCTTTAGTTCTTCTACAGTAAAGGTCTCAGCGTTATACCACTTGTTAGGTTTTAAGGTTTTCTTTGGTTCTTCTTCTTTTAGTAATACCATGTCAGTTTCATTGACATACCATGCATTCTCACTGTCGACTAAATGTCTTTCTTTAGTTGCTTCCCAGCCCCTATCTTTGTTATCTAGTTCGATAATGTAGGCTTTACTACATTCTAACCATAATTCTTCTACAGGGGTTCTAATAATTGTTCCTGTTTTATTACTATTTAATACTCTTACACGATCGCCTACTTTAAACTTATGTTCACTTACAGGCTCTGCTTTCCCATAGATACGCTCAGCGTCCTCTTTAAGGAATTCATCTGTCTCTTTCTTTTCGATGACTTCAATTAGTTTCTCTGCGTAGTGCTTGATTTTCTCTGCGTCCGACAAATCTTGCCCTTTGTCTCGTAAAGTATACTTAATGATATTACCTTTTAGGTATGCGACAAATTCCTCAGTGGTAAAGTTTCGCTCCATGATTTCCCATGGTTGAATGTTTAGTTCTTCGTAGTGTTTGCTATTTGTATTCATGATGTTATCTCCAGTTTCCAGTTAAATAAGTTTGAATTAAGAATAATAACTGTAGTCGTCTGTAGTAGACTTGTTGTGCTCTAAAGTTTTTAGCCATTAGTCCTCCTCGATGATTTTAAACCACTCTTTTAAAAAGTCGCCTGTAGCTATTTCTATTAGTGTTATTTCTGAGAAGTTACCTCCTGTAACGCTTTCTACTGTAGTCTTTTTTGTTTCTGTTGGTGGTGTTGTTTCGATATTTTCATACAGCTCTTTTTCCTCAACTAAAATAACTGTTCCTTTTGGCAGTAGCTCAGTTAGTTCTTCTTTTGTAAAATCTGTAGTATGGTACCACTTGCCTACTTCTAGTTTTTCTTTTACTAATGTAAGCGTCCCTGTTAGCGTGAATTCCTTAATTGGTTTGCCGTCGTCATCTAATAAGAAAACCTTTTTATTCTCTATTTCTTTCTTAAGTCGCTTAATTTCAAAGTAGCGATCCATAGTTAACTTAGCTATTTCTTTGTTGGCTTTTCGTGCTTCTAATAGTTCTACCTCAAGTTGTGCTATTTCTGCCTTTAGATTTTTTGTGTTTTCTTCATTCAATCTCTTTATGGCTCCTAGCAATTTATGTGCTTCTGCAATTTGTCTAATCATTATACTATTACCTCGTTTTCTTCTAGTTTCTCTACAATGCTTTTAACTACTTTCTTGTTGTCTTTTGTCCTTAAAAACCTCAAGATGAACTCATCTGCACTTTTGTTTGTGTCTAGTTCTACAGAAATAACCTGTAGTGTTCTCATGTCAATCTTTACTTTCATAGTGGTCTCCTTTCATTAACTCTGTTGCCACGAAAAAGAGGACTTTTCCTTTCCTCTATCTCGTGGGTACATTAATTCTTAGTGAAAAATAAATGTGCTTTTTAGTATGTTTCTTAGGTTTAAATTGCCTTTAGGCGGTTCGACAATATCTGATAAGTCCTCTCCAGTCATCTCTTGTACATATTGTCTAAATTCTTCAAGTGGTGAGTGCTCTGTATATAACTTATATAGTTGCTCACGGATAACTATTTGTAGGTGTCTAGCTTCTCCTAATGATGTACCGAAGCTGTCATGAATTGTCGTATAGTTCTTTAAGCCAGCTTCATTGACTACCATCATTAAGTGAGTACTGTCTAAGCTATGGATAAAATTAGGTGCTATTCCATTTTTTTGTCCATTAGCGTCCAGTGCCTCATCATCTGCTACGTCTTGATAGTAGCCATGCCATCTCACCATGTCTCCGAAGCGTGTACGGAAGCTCTTTTGTACTAACTTTAGATACTGTTGCTGTACTGGTAGTCCTAAAGGTGTCCACCAATTCACTGGTAGTCCATGCTTAGTGAGCACTTTAGCTAGTGCTTTGAGATACTTCATGCCCTCTGTAGCACTGACTACAGTGGTCTGTACTTCTTGCCATACCAGTTTTGCCATGTATTTTGCACACGGCTTCTCAAAGCGTTTAAAGTGAGGGTTGCCTTTTGTCGTATCTTCATAGATTTGCTCTTGGAACCCATATTGTCCGCTACCATAGGCAAGCGTCATGACATTTCTTTTGACTACTTTACGATTAACCCCATGAGCTAACCATGCTTGAGCCATAGAACGTGTTCCGAAGTGTACCCTTTGTCCGCCTCCTACTGCTTCCTTTTCGACTTCATCAAGTGTTCCGCTTGTTGCGTCCTTTTCGACAATCTTAAGTACTTTGTCGGCTACTTGTTGATATATGTCGGCTGGTCTTTCATGGTCGATTAGGTTTACTGCACTTCCTCCTACTTCATCTCTAAGCATTGCTGAGTAGTGCTGTAGCCCTGAGCAGGTGCCATCATAGGCTATTACTAAAGGGCAACTATAGCCCTCATATGTCTTGTGCTCTTGGTAGTACTCAAGAGACTTGACGTACTCCATAGCCCATGCTAGGAACTGTAGTGGTTCGTCTGCGTCTGTCCACCATAGGTAGTCCAATGGTGCCTTTGCACTGTCGACAATATTAGAGTGGTGAGCTTTCACCCATTCCACTTGCTCTCTATGTGATACTTTGTCGTTACCCCATAGGTTTGCCCCTTGCCAGTAAAAGAGCTCTATGTCTTGGCTATCCTTGAGTGGTACAGGCTCTGCATATTCAATTAGTGATTTCATAAAGTCGTCCCCTTGATGGTTAAAGAGTGGTATAGGATAGATACGTCCTCTAAAGTCGATATTGCAAGGGAAGTAGATTTTGTCGTACTCCTTAAATTCTTTAGCGTATCTGAACAGTCTTATAGCTCTTAGGGCTTTACTGCGTCTTGCAATTTCAATCTCTAGCCACTCATGGAACCTCTTACCAAAGTCTTGCTTTGTCTCAAATGTGTTTCTTACTGGCTCAGGTGCGTGAGGCTCAAAGCCTGCTATTCCAGCTATTCCTCCGCCTTGCTCAAAGATTGCATTTACTACCTCATACATATCTTTATTGATACGATAAGGTGTCTCTTGAATTGCATTTACTGCACTATATATCTTGCTCAAGTCAACGTCTTGTATCTTTTTGATGTAACTTTTAACTACCTTTGTCTTACCGACAATATGACTAATTCGCATGAAATGGAGCCTCTTTTTCATTGCCCCATAATATCCGCCTTGGCTCATGTCAGTCCATGGTTTAGGCTTTATGATCGTTGGTGTGCGGTCGACAATAAACTTACTGATAAATTCTGCATTATATCTGTATGTATCCAATAGAGCTTGAGATGGCTCTAGGTAAAGCGTCCTGTCATTCGATTGGCTAGTCGTAATTAGGTCTGTAGATTTAATAAGGATATACAATATGTCTAGTCCTAGGTTTACTATTACTCCTTTTTCCCACTTAACCCATTCAAACTTATTTTTCTTCATGACCCCTTTAATATGTGATGTCTTTTGATACATGAGGGTTCTTTTGTCTAAGCCCTCTTGTATCCTGTTTACTTGCGTACCTGTCCCATCTTGCTTTAGGTATGCTTCAGTTTTAGCGTTGTAGTATAGACTGTTGCCTACTTGGTAGCCACAACTTGATACACTGGCTTTATGGTCAGTCGCTAGTGTTTCGTTGATAGCTTTTTCAAGTACTGTAGCACAAATATTGAGCACTAGAGCGTCCTTACCGAATGCCTCAAGCATTGCTTTTAATAGCTCCCTATATTTCTTGCCCACACCTCGCTTTGGCTTGGTGTTCTCATCTATCCATGCTCCGATGTTTGTTGCTAAGGCTTCGACAAAGAGCTTTTTCAAGCCACTGCCTAAAGGTTGGCTAGTTATCCGCCCTTGGTTTCTTGCCTGCTCAAGTCTTTTCTTAAAGGTTTCTTGAGCTAGCTCGGTGTAGTGCTTTTCAAGTTCTATTTGTTGCTCTATTGTGTTCGTGTTCATACGTCTTGACCTCCTCGGTTCTTCTTATGGGCTTACCGCCCTCATACGTCTTGACCGCCCTGAGCGGTGCAAAAAGGGTATAAAAAATACACCTATCGACAAATCAAGGTTTCAATAGGTGTATTTAGTTACTAATCTTGGAATTCTAGCAGTACCGCCCCAACGTCCTCAAATACTGACGTATAGAGGCGGTGAAGTATTTCATGTCTAACGGCGTCCCGTTCTGTTAGTTCCCCATCGTGGGCTTTTGCTTGTTCCTCGATTTTCTTTATTGCTTCTTTGAGCCTCTTTGTAGTTCTTGCTAGTTTCTTAGCTGATATAATGAACTCCCTCCGCTCTATGTCTAATTCCTTTTTAGTCATTAGTAAATTTCCTCCGCTAATTCTGATATATCGGCGAACCACTCGCCCCACTCGTCAGAATACAAGTGGATAAAATCATCTGAACCAGCTGGATCAACTCCAACGTTCTGTAAATATTTTGTGAAAGCCTCACGGCTCCCAATGTCGTTATAGAGCCACGCAGGAATAGGAGCCCAACCATTTCTATGTGCTTGTAGTTGAGTAGCCTCTATGAGGCTTAGGGGCTCAAGTGTCCCCTCTTCAAGTGCTCCGACAATACTCAATAGGAGCTCTCTCTTAATTAATGGGTGCGTTTTTGCAATTTGTTTCTCTAAGTGTCCTATGGTGATGTATTCGTTCATGGTGTGCCTCCTTAAAAATCTATATCGTCGATTGGTTCCGCTATTAAGCCACTTAAGAAATATAAAGTCCTTAGTAATGAGCTTATTTCGTAGCGTGTAACAATTTTGTTTGTCCATACGTCTGTCTCTCCGCTGTCGTAGTCGTCGAACTCGTCAAGACAATTTGTGATATATGCTAATACGTCGCTTAGTCCGCCCAATCTATCTGAAACAGCTTCAAGCCATTCATATACATCATTGGTTATATATCCGTTATCCCAATCGTTTTCATAGTGGTCTTTTATATAGTTGAGTTCTTTTTCATATGTCTTTATAATTCGCATGAGTTGGCTCCTTTCGCCCCTCTTGTGAGGGGCTTGTAATTACGCTTTGTATGTACATGATAGTTAAAAAAATAAGTCATCTGTAACCGCCCAAAGGTAAACCCCTGAGACAATAACCGCCATTAGTAACATTACTCTTCGTCCTCCTCTTCTTCCTCTTCGATATTTAAAAATTCATTTACCGTCATACCTGCAAGCATACTATGAATTTCGTCCCAATCGCCTATAGTATCCGCTTCGGTCTCAAACTCATCTTCTAGCCCTCTAGCTCTGATTTCTAATAATTTTTCTAGTACGTCATTAGAAGCCATGCCCACCAAATCATCAAATGTGAATGTCCCTGTTAATGTCATCAT